TGCCTCAAAGTGGTAAGTGGTCCTGACTTTACTAGATTCACTGGATTGAGGCTCTTGGCAGATGGAATATATGCACTGAATGAAAGCCCATGCTCTTCTGCTAGTATTTGTTGTTCTAACATCTCATACTGCATGTGTATTGCTGCATGTTTCTCACAGTATGTTCCTCTCATTGGGTATCCCTTGCGAACTTTGTGCAGTGGAAGCGGTGGTCTTCTAGCATCATCTGCTGTCCAAAACTTCTGCGTTCCACATATTACACATCTGTCTTTGAAGTTATACTTGAAAGAATAAGGTATCTTGAGAAAAGTTTTCTTCTCAGGTTTCAGTACCTTTACTATCTCTTTCAATTGCTTCTTAGGCTTCATCGCCTTGTATTCATAAGCCATTACAGGACCAGCAGCCCTAGCCGCAGTAAAGCGGTCTAAGAAGGGATTTGTGGCGTTTGTATTGACTGTTGCATTCGTTGCTCCAATTAAACTTGGAGGCTGAAATTGTTGTATTGCCATTCTTTTTCAACTCCTTTTGATAGGCTCACGCTATGAGCCTGTCTATCCTGACTAACTAGTAGTCTTTTATCATTGTTAGGATTCCCCGGTATACCATCTCAGAATCAGACTTAGCACTGACGATGTATTTGTGACAAGGAATACCTGCATCATTCAGTTTCTGTAAGCCGGGTTTGAAAGACTCAAAAATTGGATGGTCTTCTATCTTACCTTGATGATTATACTTGTCTTTCCATAGGTCATACTTGTTAGCCCACAACCCAACTGCTATTGGAAAGTCATGGTCTTGCTTCTTCTTCTTTCTACCACCAGTTTCCCAATACTGATTACAAATTGTATCCACTAAAAAAGTCCAACACAATTGTTGCTCGATATCATAGTGCTTACTTAGATGCCTATCATCGAACATGAATATGATATACTTCACATGCCTACTACGCATGTCTTTAACCCATTCTCCCCAGTATACTGTCTGTCCACCAATGTCTGCTGTCTTCACAGTATGTGCATCACCATCTATCTTCACGAACTTTCTAGTTGCTCTATGTCTGCCCACTGTCCTTCGTTTGATTTCAGGAACTTCTCCTCTAGTCATGAGTTGTTTATGCAGTGTAGTTTTACCCGCTTGACTAGCACCGTAAATACCGAAATTGATAGCGTGAAGACGATTATACAACTTGTTCATCGCTTCTACAATTAGTATTGCAAACCCTGCCATTACCGACATACTATCACCTCGTCAGTGAGTCGGATGTCGCAGAGCATTAAAATGGTTGAGAATCTAATGCCCGCCCCAAAGTGAACTTAGTAAATGCCATCCACCTGAGAACAGATTGATTCCAAAAACCGCTACGCCATGTCCTAGAAAGAAACAAGCAACAGATGAAATTGTTCCCCAAAGCCAAAATCTCGCTCTTAGAAACCAAACATCAGCAGAGTGTGCTCTTTGTAAATCATATGCGAGAGTGGATTCATCCATCCCGAATAAGATTTCACTGACCATATTAATCACTCATTGAAACCTGTCAAGAAAGTAGGGCTAACAGTTTGTGCTTCTTGAGGCTGTGGGAGATTAGGTAGAACATTGTCTCCGTAAACCATAGGAACTCCAAACTGCTGTTGGAAGTTTCTCATTGATTCCCTCACTCTCTTTCTGTTGTCTTCGTCTCTTGCCTTTCTGTTCCAATAAGAATTGATTTGTCGCTGAAGTAGGAAATCTTCTATGTAGTCGTTTAGTATCAAATCGAATAATGCTTTCAATATCATTATCCCACCTACGGTTAAAACTCCGAATATTACGGCCACTGGATAAGGACCATAAGCACTCACAAATGTAGAGCCATACTGTGAGAAAAAGTATACGTTAATTCCACTGACTGCTCCAACGAAAAGGACAGTCATGATTAATCGGGTATCTGTATCTATGCTTGGCATTGAAACACCTCAAGCAAAGTTGACTGAAATCGTTCCAGTCCCTGTCGCTATCTGTGCATAGATGCCATTAGCGACTAGAACACCATGTAGGTCTTGCTCAATAGTCTGAGCAGTTCCACCTGCATGTAGTTGCAGTCTTGCTACCTCCTTCTTTCCGCTAGTTGTTGAATTGTCACTGTCCCAAATCTTGACAGTGAATAGTGCATTTGCAGTTGATGTTGCATGAATGCTCATGACCTTACAATGATGTGCGGCAACCACTGTTGAAGTCGATAGAACTCCACTGGTTTGACAGGTAGGAGTTCCCATCACTCATCCCCCGCACTTAGTCTCTCCACCAAATCTGCTTTCTTTCCATCTGTGGAAAGTCCCTTCTCTTCTAGTATAACTTTGAGTTGTTTTACTGTGAGAAGTGAATAATCTTGAGCCTCCTCTACTGGCTCTTCCTCTACTGGCTCTTCTACCTTCACCTCTTTCTTTGGTGCTGGTGTCACAGCCTCTACCGCTTTAGCGGCTAGTGATTTCTTTGGGAACATTGCTGCATGAACTGCTTTAGCATCACCCTCTAAACCAAACTCTTCTTTTAGTAGTTCTAGAGTTCTGTCACTTGCATTCAGTACGTCTTTCTCATCTCCTGCATTAAACTCAACTAGGAGACCTTCATCTCCAAGCATTCCTGCTGCTATTCTCAATGGAACTTGCGTTTCTTCTTGTGCCGTTAGAGCATAAGATTCTCCACCTCTTCTTAGTAGAAGTGGGCCTGTTACTCTGTGTTCTTTCAATTTTACATTCGCCATCATAATCACCTTATTTTTTTGTTGGTAGTAACCCCTGCCCTGTTACGGGCAGAGGCCACTACTTTACGTCATCACTTAATTGTTATCTTAATCAAGCACTCTTGATGTTGGTGATTTTACCTTGGGCCTTGAAGAACGAACATCCGGTTTCTCCCATAGTTCGATACATTCCTTGGTTTCCAAGTTTGCCAACACCGAATGGGTTTCCACTAGTGATACCATCCTCAAAGTATTGTGTGGGCTTCATGACTGATAGCCACAGGTGGTCTGTGTCTAAGAACAGTATGTCGCTCAGTACGTTAGAGGTGTTAGCAGTCGTGGAAGGCATGTCCTTGGTTGGGATGATTGGTATGTCGTAGTATGTTGCAACTCTGAAACCAACTTCCTGTCCTTTAACTCCACGAACTCCGTTGTGGGTTGGAACAATCTCTTTCCTGTCCATGAACCTCTCTTGGCTCTGCAATAGGTCAGCGATAGCCTGTACCGTGTCATATCCAGTTAGCATAACTTTCGGGTTTCCACCATTCTGACGGATTCTGCGAATCATGTCATTAAGTAGGCTTAGAGTTAGAACCCTAGCGTTACCCGAAGCATATCCTGCACCGAAGTCAACCTCTGCATCCAAGAAGGAAGCAACACCTACTGCGTTCTCATCGCTACCGTGAGAACCAGTGATGTTGACAGTTCGGGAAGTACCGAATAGCCTTACAACATCGTCAACAACTGCTGGCTGACCTGAATCTGCCTTGGATGTATCTAGTAGGTTGTCGTTATACATTGCAGCGATTTCACCAGCAGATGAAACTATCTTCATTAGAGAAGTGTAGTTTCTGTCGATGTCACCGAAACCAGCATCGTATTGCTCAAGTGGCATTAGTAGCATCTTCTGCTGAACTTCAGCGTGATGCTTACCCATGTCTTCTCTAACGATAGAACGAATGTCACCTACACCATCATCGATGGCAGCAAGTTCCATACCAAGTTCTGAGAACTCAAACAAGTGAGCAACAGTCTTTGGGCTGACGTATAGTTTGGTGTACTCAGGAGACAATGCTCTGAATGAAGAGTCTCCACCAAGAGTTGCGTTCTCTGCAACACCACCAATTCTGTCAGGTCTGATGCCTGATAGGTCAGCAGTGTCAGTACCGGGGTCAGTGCTTCCAATACCGAATGCACTTCCACTTCCACCAGCAGGTCGGCTCTTTAGAACTCTCCAACCGCTAGATGTGTATGGCCTCTTTGCAAGCATGGACAAAGCGTTAACTTCTTGGTTAAGCATTGACCAAACTTTCTGTCCGTAAAGAACATTGTATAGGTCTCCCAATCCACTAGCAGATGCACTAAACGGGTTACTGCTTGCGTCATGGGGCGTTCCGAAACCACCAACAACGCCTGAAGACTTCAATAGGGCATTGCCCTGTGCTCCGGCGTAGCCGTAAGTGGCTGCTTCTAGGTCTTTTAATGTGTTAATATATGCACTCATCTTAATTCACTCTCCTTGCAAGGTTGTGGATATCTCCCCAAGACATCTCAGCAACTGCATCAGCAGTCGTTGGGAAACCTTCAGGTAGTTCCATTGCTACCGAAGTAGCCTTGCGAATTTCATCTTTCTCTGCGGTTAGAGCCTTGCGTAGTTCTGCAAACTCTTCTTTGAGAGCAGATACTTCTGAGTGTGCATCGTACTCTGCTTTCTCTGCTAGTGATTTCTTCATTTCCATCTCACCAGCAAGTCTAGCCTCAAACTGCTTTGAGAGGTTGTCGTATGCCAACTTCTCAAGTTGTTCAGCACGATATTGCTCGTATGCTTTCTCAACATTTTCCGCAGACAAGTCAAGTGTCGTGAAGTCTGCTGACTCTAGACCCTTACTTATTGGTCCTAGTTGTCGTGGTGCAGCAACGGGTCTTCCGCCACTGACGACAGTTTCGCCAGCCTCGTAGTCCCTAGTGGAATCCTCGTCAAGAGCCTTCTCTTCCATGTCATCTTCTTTCATTGACATCTTCTCTTCCTCGTCATCCATTTTGTCTTCAGACATCATTTTGTCCTCTTCTTCTTTCATCGTTTCTTCTTCCATCATTTCCATTTCTTCCTTTTCAACTTTTTCGGTTTCAATTGTTGCACCAGTTGCTTCCTGAACCTGTTTTAACAGACCATTCAACTCCTCCAATGCACTTTCTAGTTTTTCTGACAAATTATCACCTCCATTTTCGTGTTTTAATATGTCGAATTTTGCTTCGGGGTTAATACCTTTTTCACAGATTGTTACTTCATGTAATTCAAGACTGTCAATCTCGTTGTATTCTCCGTATTCCTCCGATTTCCTTTGTTTCTTTGATATTGCTTGTCCACCTATACTGAAAGACCGTAGAGTTCCTTTTCTAATACCTCTTGAGATTTCTTTTGCCTTTTCTATGTCATCTCTCATTTTGATAACTACATAGAACCCAACGTTGTCAACACCTGTCTTGTGTAATACTCCGTTAGTATCTCGATATTGCTCTACTACCTCCCCTACCTGAACATTTGAATGATTTGACATTACGTTTCGATAAGACTTTTCTTTCATAAATTCTAATACTGCTTTTTCTAATGCTTCAAGTGTTATCAAGTCATTTTGCTTGTCTACTACTTCTATTGATGCATAGCCTCCAATTGTCAATTCATCTGACTTTAGTATGGAGAAACCAGTATCGGATTCCTGCTTAATCAAAACCTCCTGCGGTGCAAACACTACAAAAGGAATTATCTTTTACTATATGAAGTAGGCGATTTACTCATCTTCAGGTGAAGAGACATCCGGCAACTCCAAATTACGGTATTTGTCCTTTTGAATGTTGATTATCGCATCTTCACCCTCTTTGTCTAACATCTCTTGTTGTTTTCCTGTGAAGACAATCCAAGACTTCTTTTCATTCAACGGAACGACTCTGAAATGTATTCTAGATTGGAACTTGTCACCTTCCATTCTGTATTCGTGATAACCATGTCTTTGAACACCGAAGATTAACTCTCCACTATCTAGAACCTTGGTGCTGTCTATTTTCTCAGATACCATCGCCGGGTACTTGCCTGACTTACCGAACAAATCATAGATGTCTGTTGGTTCATCAATATCAATCAACCAAGCCATCCTGTCTTTGTCGGTTTCTATGATGAAGTCTATGTTTCCATCATCCCGTTGTCTAACTTCAAACTTGCCAGCCATCTCAGATTCTTCTTTGTCCTTCTGAATAGTCTCAGGAGAATTATCAAACTTATTCCCTGACAAATCTATGAAACTATCTTGATTCTTCATCCAGTTTAGTAACTCTCTAGGTTGCAAACTGAAAACCTCATCATACACATCAGACTCCTCTGCTCTTAGTTTCTCCTCTATTTCATCGAAGGACATGGGAGAGTCGTTATCTTCTATGATGTTTCTAACTATGACTCTGAGTTTGCTCTTCCTAGATTTGATGAACTTGGAGAGTTGGTCTCGCATCTCATCCATGTTTACTATTGCATTCTTCTCCATCAGAGTGTCTCCCTTCAGACCATAGACAGTGAAACCATCAACATCACTCTTGAAAATTATTTCTGCCTCTCCGTGAATGTAATCCGTCACGGTGTATTTCTTGACCTTCTTAGAATCCTTAGCCTGTAATTCTGCAACTACTGCTAGTGGGTTTACCAAACTCTTAGGAGTAACAACTGGTTCTAGCAACCCTGAAAGTGATTTCTTGGTCTTGGATGATAATTGTTCTAGAGTACGAATCTTATCCGGCTCATCTACTTCAGGTAGTTCAATCAGTTTGGCTGAATACAGACTGAAACCTCCCTTCTTCTTATTCACCTCATCTACCTTGACTCGTATTATGCTACCGATATCAACCTCTATCTTAGTGTTCAATGCCTTTCCTACTGGTGCGTAGTCCTTTCCTGAATACTCAACGGATTTCATATCCCTCTTCTCTTCAGCAGTCAATGGCCCTGCACCCATTGTGTATGAGAACATACCACTACCAGTTTTCTTCATGTCTAGAACTATAACATCCAAGTCAACAAACTTCTTCCACTTAATCCACTTAGGATTCTTTCTCTTTCCTATGTAGTATGTGGATTCTATGTCTTTTATGACAACACCCTCGGAAGTGGGCATTTCCATTATCTTCTCAGCATACTCACCTACTTCCTTCATGGAGTCTGCTATTCTTGTGTCCTTCTTCGATGGGAACGCAAGTGGTTCAGATGAGTGCTGCGAGAATTGATAGAGTAGGATGTTTATTCTCTCTCGTAGTGGTTCATCAACCAAATCTCTACCTTCATGTCTCATGATATCGAAGACATGCAGCCTTAGTTTCCCACCATCGAGTTTCTTCTTGAAGACATGTGTTATTGTATCTGCTCTATGTAGTGGCTCATCTCCATCAAACAGCATCAGTTCCCCATCTAGGATGCAATCCCCGAAAGCCTTGTTCTCCATCTTCTCTACTTGGTCAGGACATTTATCGGTAATGTCCTTCTCATTGTAGGAGTATATCTTTATCTTGTTGTTGAATTTGTGAATCTGAACTCTCATCCCATCGTACTTCTCTTGAACCACATACTCTCCACTGAGACCTAGTATCTCCTTCATGTCATCGAGTTCAAAGATTCTATACATTGGCTTGTTAGGTATTAGGAAATCTACGTCAGCCTTCTCCTCATCAGACTTAGCGATATCCAAGTCTTTCAGGTTGTTCCATCTTTCCTCGGAGTATCTGCTCTGATACACCTCCTTCAGAAGAGAAAGAGCCTTGTTGAATTTACCCTTGACTCTCTTAGTATCCTTACCATCACCATAATGCTCGATGATGTATAGAGGAATATCCTTGACCTCTATATCCAAACCGATTGAGTTCTGTGTTATCTCATCCGGTTTTAGTTCAGCCTCTTCCCATGCCTTCTTCGGTAATGTGTTAGCATGGCTTCTCAAGGCATAATGAATGAATGAAGCGAATACTGCCTCATCTCCCAACAAGGTTTCCAATACCTTGTCACCTAGTTGCTTAGAGAATGGGTCGCTTATCTCTGAGGTCTCAAATCTCATTCTCTTTACATCTTCATAGACTTTCTTCGCAACGGCAGAGTCAGGGTCAGTGGCTCTGTCATCGAATAGGTCTTTCTCGTTTAACTTGTCTTTCAGTAGTTCAGCAAACTTACCTAGACCATCAAAGTTCTCTCTGATGTTCTTGACAGTGCTACTCCACTTTTTTCCATATTCCTTTGGATTTTCCTTGGCGGAAAGGTAGGCGTATCTGATTCTCTCAAAAAAATCAAGAACTCTTTTCGTTAGAGCCTCGGTCTCTTTCTCAAACGATATGCCCGAAGATTTCATTATACATCAAAACCTTCTCTCTATCCTTCGTTTACCAAATCTGCATTACCCTCAATGTTGCTAGTCTTAGGTAGTTTCTCTTCAGCAGGGTTCTTTTTAGGTCTCTTTACTTTGACCTCTTCACCCATGACATCATCCTTGTTTTCCAACCTGTTGTATGCTGCTTCTTGTATTACTTGCTTGGCCTTGTTGATAGCCAACTCTACAATTTTCTCTTCCCTAGTTACTTTTTCCGGCATTACCTTCCCTCCATTTTCTCTGTCATCTTACGAATCTCATCCCAAGACATCTGACCGCCATCGGGAATATCAACGTGATTCATAGAAGGTCTTGGTGACTCACGAACCACGAATCCTGATTTCATCAACAAGTTATCCTTGTGATAAACTGCCTTCTCCAAGGCATTAACCTTGTCCACTAGTTCTTTCATCAATAGTAACATCTCATTTTTTTCTTCTTTTTTGCTCATACTTTTCCTTCTCCTTTTAGTTTGAATGTAAGTCTGCCATCGTCTGCGAATATTGCTCCGTAGCCCATACCACCATATAGTTCCCTTGCCATTTCTTGTGCCTTCTTTTCTGTCATTTTCAAGTCAGTAAGTTTGACATCTGCATAATTCTCTTTCTTCTTACCTGCTTCTCTTATGATTGGGTCTATCTTTTCTCTGAATAGGTCAACGTACTCAGCCCTTGATAAATCATCATTAGCGTTATCCTTGAACTCTGACTCTCTAGGATTCCTTATTGGGGGTGCTTTTAGTATATCTTCCCAACTCATCTTAATCACCCTTCTACCCATTCTATAAGTTTCTCAACAGGTTGATTTAATTTCTTTCTATTATCCTTGTTTCGCTCTCGTAACATAGCCAGTAGTCCTGCCTCTTTATCCTCAGTTCTCTTGGCCGCTTCTTCGTCTTGTCCGGTAGAGGCTGTCGTTGTAACTCTTGCCATTGGGTCAGACTTCTCTGCACCACAATCTCCCTTTAGTGTTTCAAACCAACTCATTCTAATCACCTTCCTACTATAAATACAAATACTAAATCTTTTAGGTCCTTTTCTGACAATTCATTGTCTTGTAGTTTTTCATAAAAGTCCATCAATCTGTTAGCCTTACCGGGGGTTAATCTTCCCCCTCTCTGTTTTAATTGTTCTTCAAAAACTTGTTCAACTCTTAACGTGTTATATTTTTTCTTATCTTTGTTATCAGATACCGTGTCGGAAGCGTTTTGGCGGTTCATAAGTCTTCTCAAGTCTTCTAGGTGTTCGGCTTTATCCTTTTCTGGAAAATTTTTAAGGCCTAAGAGATATTCGGCTCTATCCTTTTCTGAATAATTTTTGATTACTTCTTTCCAACTCATTCTTCATCACCTAACATTGGAAGCCTCATACCCTTGTGCCATTCTATCTCCCGAACAACTCTGAGTTTCACTTCTTCGCCCCCTTCGGGTATGCCACACTCTTGATTTGGTCATAAAGCGTTTGATAGTCCTTGCGTAGTTCCGCAGCACTTGCGAGTAGGTCTAGGTTCTTTTCTCTGAAGGACTTCATCTTCTTAGTAAGTCTCTCATCCGTCTTAACTAAGTCAAGTCCCTCTAGTTCTGCAATAACATCTTCCAACTTAGTCATCTCATCTCCCATGTTCTTCGTGGGTTGTGTTACTTGCAGAAGTTTCTTGATTTTCTTCTTCTGTTTGGGTTCTAGTTTCTCTAGAAAGTCAGACGCTTTCAGTATCTCCTGCCACGCCATCATGTCCTCTCCTACCATACCTCAGTTTAATGTTATTTTGTTTTCTTATCAAATGAAACCAGTAACTTGTCATCACCTATCTCAAACTGATGCCCATCGAAGTCATCAACTAACCTATCCATAGTGGAGAACATTTTCTTTGCCTCAATCAATGTCTTGGTGTACTTTGCTAATTCTTTACTAGCCGTATTATCAGTTTCTTCTTTTGGCTTTTCTTCAGGCAATTTTATTTCCATTCCGGGTTGGTTTTGAATGAAGGATAGAAGTTCAGGACTGAGAATATCATCGACTCCTATGGTTCGTATTGATTCTATGAAATCCTCAACATAGAAATACGCATCATGTAGATACTCAACTGAGTCATATAGATTACCACTTAACTCTGCAAATCCCTTGATGCCTTTTGGTCCTAATCCAGTTTGTGCAACATCACCAATCTTTATGGCATCTTCTATATCTTTGATTTTGTTTTCCTTGTCTAACTCTTGGAAATCAGCAACCTCGATGGACATCTCAGTAAAAGTATCTAGAAGGTCATCCTTGATTTCATTGAATGTAGCAACCTTAGTTTCTAACTCCACATCACCCTTGAGTTCGTTTGTAGCCTCATTAAGTTCCTTCCTAGATTTTGAAAGCGATAGGCTGTTGTCCAATATGGCTTCCATGTATCTCATAACACGATTGTACCTAGTTCTAC